CATCTACTACTCGGAGAGCTACTAAATCCTCTGTGAATACAGGCATGGTAGTGCCTGATGGCAGTGAAGAGAAGTACCAACCCTTTCTTCGCTTTCCGTTATATTCGTAGTTACCGAGCTTGACAATCCACTTCACCTTAGGCAAGCGATACAACACAACAATACTATTTTCAAAGATCTTAGTCTGTGTGCCAGGCACAATTATGTATTCTGTACTCATGTTCGCACCTACTTAATGAAATATATGTCATCTAAATCGGGTAGCTGAAGCGGCTTGACGTCGATTCCGTTGCTATGAGTGAGATACCATCCGCATACTGGTCGATTACCTGCGAATGAATACCACCCGTATCCAACAGTCCAGCTGTCAGTGCTGAATCTGCCTAACCGAACAACCTGTCCCGGACGTAGACAACATGTTGAATTTGGTATACTTAGCGAAATGTTATTGTCCATAATTTGAATTCTCCTACTGATATTTAAGGTTCGCAATTATACACAAAAATAGGAGCATCGCTAGGATGCTCCTGGTAAGAAATATAAGAAAGATGAGGTTAGTAACTAATACATCAGGTCATCGCCATATTCAACAACGAAACTATCTAACAAATCGTTCAGTGTGTCGAAAGTTGCTTCTCCATCATCGAAGTAGCTGTTATACTCCGTTACGTAGTCGGAATCGTCTAAGCGCCCTGCTGCACGAGCTTCATCAAGCTGTGCATTAGCATCGTCTAAGGAATCTGCATGGAACTTGCCGTTGCAATCGAATCTATCTGCTTCCATTCCGGATTCTGGATCGCCTCCGTCATATGACATCAGCATGAATGTGTTTGCATTGTCATCGCACATGATGTCTGTTGCTGAGTCTACATCTAATGTGTTAGGCATCGCATGAGCTGCTTCTTCCTCTTCAGGATAGCTCTGATTGAATCGCTCGATGGATCCAGGAATACCTAACTCCTTGATAACCTCTTTCCATGCTGGCAATTTAGAGTCAATGACATATACGGAATACGGAGGCTCGCCTACATAGTCTACATCTGGGCGAAGGCCATACTTGACAAACAGAGGGAATGACATATCTACGTGACCGATTCCATCTAAGTCGTAAGTTTCATCCCACTCACGGATCTTGTCTGCGTACTTATCAGCGTCAGCTTCAATCTGGTCAGTTAGTCGATCTACCTTGGGCTCAATCAAGTCGAAAACTAATTCAGCTCCATAGTGCTCATCCTGCATATCGATAGCAGCGTTGACAGTATCGCAAGAATTGACTTCTTCCATGTATGAAAGTGTTTCTTTGAGCCATGCGTCTCCATCTTCATAATTCTCAAGGACTGGATCAGATGCATGATTGTTCTTCCAGTAATTACGAAGTTCCTGCTCAGTCCAGACAGCACCTACTTCACCTAACTGGCCCTGTGTATCCTTATAAACACCCGAAGAAGCTTGTACGGAAGAACTTGTATCTTCTAATTCATCAATCTTCTCATTGAATGCATCTAGCATATCTACGCTAGTTGCACTATCTACTCCTTTTCGAGCTAATGCCTTGCGGAATGCTTTGAGCATGTCGTCACAAGTGCCGCTCGTAGCTAATACAACTCGTTTCATGCTACTCCTCCTCCTCTGCAGGTGCTTCTGCTCCGGAAGCTAAGATAGCAGATACCTGTGCAATAGCTGAATTGATTGCATCATCGAGAGTATCTAGAATCATCTGAGCATCTGCTGGATATCCGTCTGCTGAAATCTTGTTGATTCCGTCAATGACGAAAGCGAAGTTATCATCAGTTACATCTATAGCAGCTTGCAACTTATCATCTACTGTTGTTTCTTCAGCAGCAGTAACACGCTGCTTAGGACTTACTGTAAATTTCTTCATCACTCTACCTCCTATACTGTCTCTACTGGGTAAGGAATGTATCTCAGCAGCTTATCAATGCCGATTCGCTCATCTGTCTGATACTGTTCGATTGGCTGACCGTCTTCTCCTGTCGTAGTGATATGTACGGTAGCAAACTTAGGTGTCAGCTTGTCGATGCGAACGACGTAACGACCTGAACTAGATCCACGATAGTAATCTGTCTCTGGGCGGCCTTTCATCTTGATCCAAGCTCCGGACTCAGCAGCATCTTCAATAGCAGCTAGTCTCTCTTCCTTATCGAAGTTAGGCTTCTCGCTGTCCATCTTGCGAAGCTCGTCGCTATTCTCCTTATCAATATAGTCACTATACTGAGGAACTGCTTTATCTAAGATAGGCTTCCAATCAATCTGATTGAGCTTCTCAATTACTCGTACAGATTCCTTCAGGTCCTCAATCTGCTCAGGAGTAACTGCTTGTAATCCTGACCAAGAAGATGTCTCCTTAGCTACATGGCCATCCTCATCGAGCTCAACGGTCATGCTCCAACGCAATGCTGCATTCTTGCCCGAATCTCCCAATTGGTTATTGTGCTCCACCTCAATTCGATAGCGCGCACTGCTCATGGAAAATCCATATCCAGCATGGATGTTGAGGTCAATAGCTACAGGACCAATAGCTTGTGCAGTTTCCTGCTCGATATCTCGCATGATAGCCCTATCAGCTTCTCGCCATGCTTTATTCTCCGCATCGTTCTTCTCCTTGAGTGGTCTGTAGCGATCTTCCCACTCTTTACGACGCTGACGGACATCGTCAACTCTAGAAGAATAGATCTTCATACTTTATTTCCTCCTACTCTAATAAGTAATCCAATATCTCTGGATGATTTCTGATGTCTAGCGTATCATCCACAATGTACTTCGCTGTGCCTTCCTTCTTTGAAAGAAGAGCATGGACCTTCTCGTCTACAGTGTCTCGTGTTATCAGTGTATACACGTTTACTGACTGTGTACTACCCGGTCTATGGCATCTGTCTTCACATTGCTCAATATCCGAAGGGTTCCATGGGCTATCATAGAATATAACGTTTCGAGCAACTGTAAGTGTATGCGATGTACCTAATGCGCCGACGGTTCCTATCATGATACGATAGTTAGGATTGGTGATGAACACTTTCTTGTGTTTTTCACGAACCGCAGGCTTCATCGTGCCAGTATAACAACAAATCTTGTATCGCTGGCTGATGAACCTATATAAGGTGCGAAGCGGTTCTACCCAATTGGAGAAAATAACCACCTTTTCGTCTGGATCCGCCAGTATATCGTCCAGTAATTGCAACAATCTCGCAAGCTTTGCATTCTTTGACAAGTAGGTCTTGTCTAATGCGATTGACGGGTCAACAAGCTCCGGTGATCCGTTTACCTGACGCAGTCTCAGGAACTCAGAGAGTGGATTCAGCGAGTGCTTGATCTTCTCTTTTGATCCAGACACCTCACCTGATATCTTAGCATAAAGTCGCTTCTGACAAGGTGAGTTTTCAATGTATTCTGTGAAATGGATTTTAGGAGGTAAGTCCAGGATGTCCTTCTTCAACCGTCTGAGCATATTCGGCTGAAGCATATCCTTCAACTTAGGGACATTTCTGTATCCGATGATTTCATGTCCTCCGAATCCTCCGTAGATGCAGTACTCTTGACACCACTGCCAGTAGCTGTTTGATTGATGTGCATCAACAAGTCGCATCGGCAAGAAAGCATCTGTAGGCTTAGATGTGATTGGCGTACCTGTCATCGGAATCCACATAGCTTCTGTTGTAGACTTCTTGACTCGTAGCAACTGTTTTCCTTGCATTGATTCCATACTGGAATTGTGATGAATTTCATCTAAGGCTATCATACCAATCTCTTTAGAGTGAATCATCTCGATTAGCCTATCAGCGAATGGATACTTCTTCCCTACTCGCATCCGAATTGCTTCGATATTGACTACTAAGAAGAAAGGTAGCGGAGTGGATCCATCATTGTACATTGTCATGGATAGGAGATCATCAAGCTTCTCCTGAGTAGTTGCTTCTTGCTTCCTGACGGTGCCCTTCCGAGTCAATCTAGTGCCTAGAAGGTAAGGCGTTTCCTCTCCGTTAGTGTGCTTCACTATATCATCTATCCAGTTAAATTTAGCACTGTTAACACATGCGATAATCAAGCAGTGTTTCATGTTGTGAAACTGACGCATGTATAGTCCGATATTCATTACCTGACACGTCTTAGCTGCGCCCGGCTGGTCAGCTAGTATGAATCCAGATCGCAATCCATTCTCATATCGCCATTTTGCAACTTTCAGCGAATCTATCTGATGCTTGTATGGATACAGCCCCTTCTGTACGCGATACTTATATTCAGAGACGTCGATGTTAGGTATCTGGTTAGGGCCATCTATTGACGCGTTGACGTTTATATTCTCGTTTGACTGGATAACTACTTGCTTCTCATATTGTGTCCCCTTGAATTGAGCTAACAAAAAGCCCAAGCGCGCAGCAGGGATTGTCCAAAACTTACCATCTGGATTCCATGTGCGGCCTGGGGCTTGCTTAACCAATTCAACTATGTGCGGATCATATGGAAAACGTACTTCGTATTTATCTCCTGATTGAAGTATACTTATCATATTGTCTCCTACATGTGTTTATGCGATAGCGATATACAGCAGAAAGTCGCTTCCTGGCATGATGAAAACACGATGCTCTTCCCTTACTGCAGTCAATGCTTCTGAATAGTAAAGAGTAGGAATCTTATCTGAAGGAATCCCTACAACCTGAAATCCAGCTGCTACATCAATGAGTGCAGAATCAACTACTACTTGTGGATCTGCGATTGGTGCGACCATGAAGTCGCTATGGATCTCTCTGCATGCTGCGATAACAGAAGATAGTATCTGCTCGTTAGTCACTTGTGTTGCCCTCCCTCTCAAGTACAGAAATGTAAATTATTCCGCGGACAATACGCGACTCCTCGCCTTCTGATAGAGCCCCAGTATTATACTCAATGAAAATCTGGTAGTCAGTTTCTAGCTCCTGATATGACTTCATCGAACAGATACGATAAAGGTCATCTTCTGTGATGTCGTCTCCAGGAAAGAGTGATAACCGAAGTACAGGTTCGATCATACGTCCCTCTAAAGAGATGACGGACTTGCCTACCTCCTCTGATAGAGAGAATGTGGAGCATATCTCGTGAAACGCATCAAACACGAGCTTCATGATTCTTAACTTTTCTTTCTCTTCCATTAGTTGTTCTCCTTGTTTTCCTTAGTGACATGTACACTAGTAGCAATGAACTCAGGATAAAACTTCCTCATCAACATAGTCTTGATGAGCTCCCTGAGTGCTGCTTCCGACATGTCCTTATTCATAGTAATAGTTACAGTGTATCTCATCTCTAGTTCCCTTTGTCCTAATGCTCTCGCCACGCATTGATGCCTTGAAGTTTGCAGTCCATATCTGCCTTACCTTGAAAATAAGATTGCAGAGCAAGGCGAATAACGTCGGATACACGCCCGCCGATTCTATCTGCTTCCTCTTTCATCAACAGGAATTCCTCGTCCCCTACTCGAATAGAATATCTGTGATTGCGATCCATGTGCAGCCTCCTGCTAATTAGTCAATGGAAACTAAGCAAACGTCTCCGGATCCTACTCTTACAATGCGCACCTGATGGTTCTCAATATCCTTGAATACCTCGACTACGTCTTCGAATGGAATTCCGATAACGAAATAAGCATGCTCCCACTCCTCAAGCTCCCCACTGACTACTGCAGCAGCTCCGGTAGCTTCTACAATGACAAATGAATTGTCTACTTCACTTAACAATCCTGCGATAATTTCTCTCTGATTCATGATGTTACCTCACTATCATCTCTTTGTTTCTTGAAGGCTAGGACTTCTTCCATGTCCAGGCGCTGCTGCTCAAGGTGAGCGAGCACTTCCGCCTTCCTCTCCTCATAATCGAATGTGAATTTCTTAATGATTGCATCTTCTACCATGCGCTTCACATCATCGATAGTATGCTCAGGAGTACCTTCCCACAACCTACCTGCGTTCAGGGTTGAATTAGGATCTACATGGAAGTCCATGAATGGTCCCATATAGACATCATAAGCGTAGCGAACAGTCCGCCCTACAAACCTATCATCTTCCATCTGCTGCAGGGTTGTATGATCTACAATCCAGATTCCGTCATATACCGTACCGCCAATCTCTACAACAGCGTCGCAATGACTTGACTTGGATCCGTCTGGAAACTCCTCATAATCATTCCATGTGATCTTCATATTACCACTCCTCAAAGAAATCTCCGCTAAACTCCTGAGATGCGTTCAATCCAAGGTTATATTTTTCGTCTAGCTTCTGGAACATGTTATGTCCATTCCATCCGTAGTCGCAGTCAACTAAATCATTCTCTAGAATCTTGCACCACGTGTTGCATACTTCATACATCAAAGATGAACTGATGCCTCTGTGATTTGTTGCTTTCTCAATGCCGAATTCGACATCGTCTCTCAGCTGCTTGATGATGTTTTCTTCGTTCCATTCAACTACAGTTCGCTTTTCTTCCCCTGTATAAGTGTATCCTAACTCCTTCAGCTGCTCGTCAGATGCAAACTGAACTAAGCGACGCCCTACACGGTCGTCAAGAGTAGTTTCTAACTCATCCATGTGAGACAAAACCCATTCAAGTGATTTCATGTGTTGTTCCTCTCTTCTTTTTCGCACGTTGATCTCAAGTTACGCTTACTTAACGATTTATTCTAGGTCATCTTCTTTGAAGGTAGGTGCGTCGTAGTGTTTACCGTCTACACATCTATATCTTCCATTATATCTAGCTTCGCACTCGCAGCAGCTATCTGGAATGTGAGTCCGCTCTCTGTAGCAACGATCAAACAATGAGCAGTGATATGTGCATAGAGCAGGGTCACGCATAATTCGTTCCCATTCCATGTCCTCTATGTCACGCTCTTCTACTGAACTGTACTTACGGTATATCTCATAACTATCACCTGATGTCTTCAACTGAAAGATGCCCTCAATTACACCAAGAACACCTACTCCTGCATGAAATATGCCTAGAATGATGAATAGTCCCCATGATATACTATCATATAGAGAAAACCAAAAGAATCCGATGAAACAGAAAAGTGCTGCTGTTCCAAGAGTCTTTGCTCCTCCGTTCTGAGCGTTTGCTATATGGGATTCACGCTGCTTAGCTTTGATCCTATCTTGTAGCCATGCCTTCTCTGATTCGTAGAATTCATTTCTTGTTTGTTTCGCCATCTAACACACCTCACTTTCTTATGGCTGCTTACCGAATAAATCTCCCTTCGATACGAGCGAAGAAAAGAATCTAGATGTCTTTGCATTGCTTGCAGCTTTATCAAGTTCGTCACCGGCTAGTCCGAACTCAGCTAGTTTCTCTCTGACCTTAGCTTCCCACTCCTTATCGTCCATTTCAGTATTCGATAATAAAGTTGCGAGCTCCACGTTTCGGACTGCCTGTTTGTAGCCGTCGCTTTTTGATCTAACTTCCTGCTGCTTATCAAAGAACTCTTGAGAAGTAATTATTCCCTTTGATTCTAATAGCGTTGCTAGCGCTGCGATATTAGTTGTCACCTCTGTCAGTGCAAGCACTAACTTATTCTCATCAATCATCTTCATAACTTTCCTTCCTCTTTCATCTTTCTAGCGTGCATTATCGCACTATTTAATTCGGCATGTTGCTCCGGAGTCAATCCCTCTAAGAAAACAGCTACTGCGTATTCCGTTTCAAGTGGCGAACTATCTAGAGCGCAAAGCAGAAGCTCATGCAAAGCTGCAGATACTGAGCTTCTATCTCCTACTAAGCTCCAACATGTTGCTCCGCTTTCGCCGTCATGCATCATTGAAATGTATGAATCAGGCTGAAATTTGTTCAATACATCTAGCTGAGTCGATATGGCTTCTCCGATTCCTTTCTTGATCTTAATCTGGTCATTCATTCAAGTTACCCTCCATATTCTTCTACCTGTATAACGATTCAGGTGTCCATTCCCAAGTGATAGTTCCTGAGTCAAATACCCTCACGAATCCGTGTTCTTCCATTATCTCTCGCTCTGTCCGGGAGATATCAATGTTAGGATCTTTCAGAAAATCCTTGATGTGACTCTTCTGTGCGTTGACACGATTGTACGCTCTGTCGCTAGCTACTTCTACCCAGACGTATCCTGGATCACTTCTTCTAATCTCTGTGAATCCTAACGAAGGATACAATGTGCCTGATGTATGCGCTCTATCTGAAAATGATATTACACCCGAAGGCGAGTACTGGTCGATGAAATGTTTAAATAGCCTAGATGCACCACCGGTAACTGTTGTGCCTAGCTTGGAGCAGAAGCGCACTAGCTCGAATGTCCCGTCTTCTGCAGGGGAGCCGATAGTTGCCCGCATCTTTCCAAAGGTCATAAGAGAAACTAATTCGCCTTCATAGTATAGCCCGAGTCGTATGGATGAATTAGCAGCCCCTTGGCGATGGTTAGCATTGAGAAATGCAGAAGCTTCAGGTCCGCTAACTTCGCTGATTGTGCATTTCCTTGCGTAAATCTTAGAGCTATTGGATTTCAACAAGTTAGAAATCATACCAAGTATAATATCTGACTTGTGTGTCCATTCATATCCAAACACATGGAATAACATAATGCCCTTCTTTTCGCATTCATCCGTTTTGTGCATATGGTAGCGAATCGACTTAGGTTCCCCTCCCCATGGGTCGAAAGCAGATGAGTTATGCGTACATGTAGGATTGCACTCAATAGCAAATTTCATTTCAGGGACTAGTATATCTAGTTCTAATGGAGTAATAGTTGCTCTGTCATTGTGCACAATAGTGACATCAGGCCTGATAGAATGTATGAATTGCCCGATCTCTTCTTCCATCCTGCTCTTCCTTGTGCAGATAGCTCCCCACCCCTCCCTGGATGTTAAGTACAGATCAATGGTAGATAGGTCTACATTAAAATATTGACTCAACGCCTGTGAAGATGGGGGATATTCAAAGTGTGACTCAGTGAACGATTTCGGATCATCGATGAATTGATACCATTCTTCAATTTTACTAATGTGCTGCTGAGTATATGCCTTCCGGCCATATAATCTCTCATTAGTAGCAGCTGCTTTATCTTGAAACTCCTTCAGCATCATTGGATGCGCGGCTCCGTACTTAGCAAAGTTAGTTTCTCTCGTCTGCTCCTTGATATCCTCATTTTGCGTAGCCCACGGAACCCCGAATCGCTCTATGCAAGACTCCCTGGATTTCTCTTTAATAGCCTCATTCTGGAATACATTATCTACTCCATAGACTCTTTGGACTGTTTCTTTCCTCTTTTCTAGAACCTCGGGTGATTGCAAGTGATGCTCCACACCATACTTTTCTAAATCAGTTTCTTTGACTCTCTCCTTGTACTCAGCTGTCTGTGTGTACCACTCTGTTCCGTATCTCTCGAGATTTGTTTGCTTGATGCGTTCGGAAATACCATCAAGATGCATGATATTTTCAACACCGTACTTCGCAAGCATAGTCTGTTTGAGATTCTCTTTCATTGCATCTACGTCTTTATTGCGAGTTGCTTCTATATATCGGCATTCTTTTGAACAAGTCTTGACGGTTTTATCTTTACGAGGCTCAATGACGAACTCTTTCCCACATACTACGCAAGTCTGATAATGAGTATCCTGACAGTATTCATCTCTAACCGTCTTAGGAATGAATTCCTTTCCGCACCACTTGCAGATCTTTTTCGACAGCTTCGCAGATGCTTCTCTCTTTTGTTTTATCATCTTAACCTGACATTCAGGACTACAAGTAGCTTTCTGACGAGCAACTGTACAGATTCCAGGATACTTCTTACCGCAGATAGGACAAGTAAGTTCAATCGGCTTGTTACATGATTGCTGACGTGTAGACTTCGGATGAAACTTCTCCCCGCATACTACACATGTTCGAATGATGTTTGGTCCTATACCTGGCATAATTGTATTCCTCCTGTGTAAACATAACGATTTACACACTAAAAGCGGCCTACCTTTCGGCAGACCGCTCATTGTTGAGATTCACGCGAAAATATGGAAATTGTTGAAGTTCTTCTAATCTAATAGGTGAGAAGGCTATTAGAAAGTTCCTAAGATCTTACCAGATACGCAAGTAGCTGGGTTTACGATCTTGCAGCCGAACATTGTTGCATGACCCTGCTGGATGGATGCATCTGCAAGTCCGATAGCATCAGTAGATGCGATAGGCATATACATTCCGAACAGGCCGGAATTTCTACGAATGTCGTTAGACTTGCAGGACATTACCCATTTATTGGACTCGTAGTTCGGATCTACGTAGATGTCGAACTGATCCAACTTACCGTACTTGTAAGGTCCTACGGTATCTGCGATGTCTGCTGCCTGGAATCCATCGATCATTGAGATGAACTCAGCTGCGTTAGTACCTACTACCAACTTGTTCGGACGAGTTAATCTTGTTGCCTGGTAGATAGAAGCTGCTGCCTGGCCAAGTTTTAACTTGAACATGTTGAGGTAATCAGAAGGTACTACTGCACCGGATAATACTGGAGAAGCGTCCCAGTTGAACTGAGGATTGTACTTAGCTGCTTCATCTAACTTCTGGAATGCAATCTCGTTGATCTCAGCTGTTAACTCGGAGATAGCTGCTTCCTTAGCAGTGTCACCTAAGTTAGTACCGTACTCGGTAGAAGCTGCGAATGCAGAGAAGATGCTCCAGTAGCAAGCGATCTCATGTGCTTCTGCTACGATATTGAACTCATCTAACTGTAAGTAACCCTTTGCCATCTTAGCGCCATAGTTGCCATTTGCATCTGGACCAACAGTCTCGTTATCATACTGATAAGTAGCGGAAAGCTGACCAGTTACACCTGAGATAGCACCGGTTGCGTAATTGATGGTACCTGCGGAAGTACCAGTAGCGTCAACTAAGTTTCCTGCACCGTCGTCAACTAACTTAGTAACAGCACCGCCTGCTGCGGTAACGGAGATGGAAACAGATCCTGGAAGTACTGGAACGTATGCAAGAGTAGCAGCATCTACTGCTTCATTCTTAACTACGCGTCCGGTGAAGTTAGGATCAATACCCTGACGGTTTACAAATGGGCTAGAAAGGATCTGACCCTTAGCGGTCTCACCCTTGGTGTTCTCTGCGATAAACTTGAAGTAAGGAACCAATTGCTGACGGGACTTCATTGCAACAGTACCGAAAACTTCCTCTACTAACAAGTTCTGAACGAACAATGGCAACATCTCAAGGAAATCTGGGCGAGCCATGATGTTTGAGGTGTTGGTTGCTGCTGTTACAGCAGACATTCTCCGGCAGTTGTTCTTCAGCTGCTGAGCAAACTGCATCTGGGCTGGTGTCAACTTAACGTTGTTGGAAGCGTTTACAGCTCTGCGTGCGCGACGATTAAGTGCCTGGGAGTTGATGCTTGTTCCGGCATTGATTGTCTTGCGAGCAGGAGCGGACTTCTTAGAAGCTCTTACTACCATAATCTTTACTCCTTATAATTGAAAATTTTGTTTACAGGGTTATTAGGTCCGCGGTGTATTCATCATCTACGAACTCCTCATCAAGGTCATCGACCTCATCGAGAGAAGTGCTAACGCGAGGTGCGATATTAGCAGTAGATGTTCCTGCGGATATGATATCCTTCAGCTCCTTGACCGAGGTGGTAGCAGTTACTGGGATATCTCGAAGACTTACGCCAAGTGCGTTTGCATACATATTAGCATACGCCTCCTGATAAGATAAGATAATGTCTTCGGCTGCATCAATTCGTTGCTGCAACTCGGCTAGCTTGGAGTTAGCAGTTACTAGGCTAGAATTTAACTTGCTTGTTTCGGTGACAGTTTCATCTAACTTGCTTTCTAGCTCCTTGATTCGAGCATCCTTAGATGCGATTATCTTCTTATTGGCTTCGATCTTATGTTCATATGTAAGGTTAGCCTTTTCCATGTCGGTTGAGGCTTTCACTGACGTCTTCTTCAATGCAGCGATCTGACTCTTCAGGTCATTGTTAGACGCTGTGATTGATTCCTCGAAATCATGCATCTGTGTAGTAGCGATGCGCTTGTATGCACGTAGCTTTCTAGAGCATTCAACACGAAGTGCATCAGATTTGCACTGCTCATCGATAAGTGCGTTCTGGAACTCTGTTGCTTTCTGATGCTCCTGGAGGTACATATCTGTTAATCCATCAATCTTCTTCTGCATGAAGTCGATTACTTCTGGATCCACTTCTGGTTCTTCGTTTCCCATATCTGCATTCTCTTTCAGCTCGTTGATACGGTCCTGAATGGTTGCAAACTCATCAGAGCCTTCATCGAACTGTTCCTGAATAACTGCGAGGGCTTCGCAGCTTGTAATATTCTTAAGCTCTGCGTTGATAGATGCGCATACCTTCTTGAATTTAGCTTGCTTCTTCGTATCTGTGGAAGCAGCAATCTCTCTGAATTCAGGAATGCAATCTTCGTATGCCGGGAATGTGACTAAGTCGAATCCTCTGAATACGAATGTATCTGGATCTACTTCTCCGTCTCCTGATACGTCTCCTGCACCTCTGATAGAGATACCTAACCGGATTCCTGCATCTTGCATCGTCTTGACGATACGTCCTACAGGAGTATCAAGTAAGTCGAAAGTACCAACTACATCATCGTTGTCTTCAAGATGGCACTCCGTCATTGTGATGCACGCATGCTCATAATCTTGGCAACCTGGATCCTCAGGATGGCCCAGGAATCCGATGTAGTGTCGATACTCGATTGCATTCTTATATTCGTCAGAGGCGAATAGTTTTTCGAACAGCTGTCGGCCTAGGCGCATATCATTGTTGTTTGTTACACTTGCGTCACAACACTTGCCCTGAAACTGTCCGATAACAGATTTATTTGCCATTGTTTATATCTCCTCTCTAGCTATTCTTAAGCGCGTTAGTAGTCATTCTTACAAGTCCACCTACTGCTAACGTCTTAATCAGCTCCTTTATAATTCCACCCTCTACAGGTTGATTATCGATATCTACGTCAATGGAATCATCTTCACGGAGTGATGTGTACCCTTCCATAGCTGCATCTTCGACAGCATCGAGTACTTCATCATCTACTTCTACCTCTACAGCAGTGTCAGGCAATATAGTATACTGTGCGTCGTCGATAGACACTACAACTCCCTCTTCGGTTTCGCTCAATTCAATTGACTTACCTTGTAACTCTTCTATCTCTAATAGGAATGAGAGAAGGGCCGCTGGAGTGAATAACAATTGATCTTCCATATCGTTTGCTCCTTATCTGCTCTTGATAAACATGAGAGCTGCTCCTACCTCATCATCCAGTGAAGATAGATCCAAATCATCGTACAATGATTCGTCTTCACGATAGAGGTCCTCTAGGTCATTATACACTGTCTGCAAATCAGATGTTAACTTGCGAGCTAATCGAGCTCCTTTCTCTGTGCTTGCAGTTACTTTTCTAGATGATGGTTTGATAACTTTTCGCATTGAAACGTCTCCTTTCTATATTTCAACATGCCACTGCATGTATCCTTCTGTAGGGTAAATTGCATTGATGCCGCCTAGCTGGTCGATAGCACCTAACTGGATCTTCCAGATAACCTGTACAACTTGATTGATGCCTACACGAATAATCTGTCGCTTAAGCAAGTCGCGATTCTCTGGCTTCGACATGTCCCAACTCTCTTCTGATGTAGGAGATATGCGATAGCCTGCAAGCAATCCGTTGTCTCCTTCTGGATAGTAAGTAGCTGTGTTCCACAAACCTACTTCACTGATGAAGATGTGATCCATTCCAAGCTCTCTGAATTGCGCAAGAGCTCCTGTAGATATCATCGCACTGTATACAATGTCGATTGTCTTCGGATGCTCGGATTGATACTCTGGTATCATCTCTCTGTGTGTGATCTTACCTCTCGGGAATGATGATGAGATAAGCTCGCATCCGATTGTATGCTCAGATGCTCTGTCCTGAAACATAGGACCGAGTCCAAAGTATTCTCTGCTATTGATGTAGTAATCAGAATAGCCATCGGAGCCGAATCCTGGTACTTTTGACAAGTAGTCGATGAATCTTTCTTCTTCTGTGCCTTCAATGGTACCTACGCCTGTCGGCAATCCATTCTCATCTTCGTCCTGGCTAGACAACCCCATCGTACCGAGTGAGATGTGTGTAGGCAGGAAGTTACGTGTGTCACGGACTGCTGTTGTGTTGCCTAGCAGATAATATCCGATGCCCATGAGCAGCGTGTTAGTCGCTGCGTTGTGGCCTACGTGCTCAGATACTAGCTTTCCAGTAGGCTCATCTATAACTCGAATAGAAACATTCTGTGTTACTCCGAGACTTTTTGCTAATTCTAAAATGCCTGTTGCCATATTGTCTCTCCTACGGTATTTCGCAAGTAGTTGATTCCTCATCATGATAGAATTCTTCTACTGTCCTAGTAGAATGTATTCCGTCATATACTCCGATAGTGTAGCGTCTATCGGCTACCTGTCCTTCTCCTGCGGTTGGATCTATACGTCTATGCAAGTCTGGATGTGTGTATCCGAACTCGTCTAACGCTATATCTTCTTCTGTTGCAGGAGTTGCTACTCCTTGTGCTGTCTTTGGGAAATTATCCATAGTTCATAACCTCTCACTGATATTGAAGGTTGATTACTCATCTGGATGGACGTCTACAACACTGACGTGTCCGGATTCATCTACCTTAGTGAATTTAGTGTTATTTGGACTCATTTGAATTGCATCGCCGAAGCAAGCCATTGCAGGCCCTAATGCAGGCCGTGGATTCATCAGTCCCTTTGATCTATCTAAGTCGATTGTTGATACATCCTGATTCAAGTCTTCTTCTGACTTCAGATCGTATCGTAGATTATACTGAGGATATTCAGGTATCTTAGAGTATCCCTCTGGGTATTCAACTGTAACATCCTGCGGACCATATCCCTGTGTGAATATCTCCTCTGGCAAAATAGACCGAACGATATGCTCATTGTTGCACAGCTGTAAGGAATACAATGATCTATATCCTGGATCGATGAGTGTAGTAGGCTCACCTTCTGCTTTTGAATTGCGGAACCATGGTCTTCCTTTTCTAGGTGCGACGTATGGATTGCCTTCGTTATCAACCATTTGCTGCATTGATGCGAAGTCGTATCTGCGATAGTGGCCAACACGTGTAGGTCCGATATCCATTGCGATGTTATTCTGATCAGTAAGTCGAGCATCTACTGAGATGCGTGTCTTGGAATCTAATCTAACACCTGCGTGAGTGAAGCAATACATGCCTATCGGTCTAACATACTCTAAGCAAGCATCGGTTGGTATCTTATCTGAGTAATATACAATGTCGATGTATCCCTTGTCATGATTAGCTGCAACGTATGTGCTGTTGATAGGAACAGAAGTATCTTCAAGTCTATCTTCCATGATAGGCTCTTCCTGTGCGTAGTTGAGTAAGCTGAATTGCGCCATGTTAATCTGTGCACCGAGAGTAACTCCGGTTCTGGATCCACGGTTCCGAATGAGTGATGCAAAGTGAAGTATCACTAATCTGTTGAATGCAGCTGTTAATCTATCATCATACTTGAATCCAACAGTAGACCCCAGCAGCCAGAGTAGCTGTCTAGGGCACCGAAGTGGATCTAGCATATCTATCATGTTTTCTGTTTCGTCCTGTACCTTTGTGAGGCATTCGCCGAACCACTTCAGAAAGAAGCGGAAGTCGGAGCTCTCTTTGTAGGCTTCAGGAACAGCGATGTCTGTGAAATTCATCTGCGCCCTCCTTACTTGATTAGTGAGTCAGATGCGATTCGGATAGGATCGCTTGCTAAGTCAGTAGGCTCTAAGTATCGTGCGAAGCTGAGCATATTGAAATACTCTACGTCGCAATCATCCCAGGTGATTACAGAAGTAACTGCGCTACCTCCATCGAAGAATGCGATGTTGTCGTCTGCGCCTGTTACTACCTTGAGGACCTCAGGGACTGTAGGATACTGACCATATGATCTGTTTGCAGGAGCGAAGAAGATTGCAAGTGCCTCTTTGACTTCTGCGATAATCTGCTTTCCTACTTCTGCGCTTACAGGGGACTTAAGATACAGCTGACCTACAACGAAGAAGTTGAATACACGTGTGAACCCGAAGTCAAGCGATACAGCCATTGACTGCAGCGGCTCGAAGTCTCTCTCAACAGATGTGATAAACTTTTCCGGTGGCTTATATCTAGTGAAGTTAGTTTCTTTTCTAACCTCTGCCTTACTTACCTGGCCAGCTCCGAATGAGCTATTCTTGAAATCATTATGAATTGCGAAGCACATTGCTGTGTATGTCTTGAAGTTAGATGCGAATACAAACTTCTGTGGATCTGATGGGTCAAATCCCAATGACAATGCAGCGCTCCAGTCGAAGGATTCATTTCCTGCAGGGAAGTCGTAATTGGTGATATACTTTTTCTTCTTCTGGCTCTCTGTGAGAGTCTCATCATTGTATACTGACAAGTTGTATTCAAGTACCTTCTGGCAATCTACTACTAGTCCACAATCAAGTCCTGCTTCTCTGTTGAGGAAGCGATTGTAATCTGGAAGTGTGATTAAGCTGTCCCAAGTGTTGATATAGTTTCTACTATTGATATATGCCTCATGCGCCGTTTCTGGACTAGCACCCGTAACTGTATAGGTGTTAGGTAATTCAACGGTATTTGCGAGGTTAGAAACTGTTATATCGCCTGACTCGAATGTGACGTCGTTTGACTTCGCAAACAGGAGGTTCGTCAATACATCTTCGCCGACACATCCGATAACGCCTGAGCAATCTATCCAGTAGACGATGAAGTAGTTATTCTCGTAGTTCTCTAACTGATTCAGATAGTTACTGATAGCTATCTGTGCGTTAGAGTAGTTATCGTACATGACACAGAATCTGGGCTCAGGTGTCATGAAGTCAATTGATGACGGAACCTGGATCCACTGTGTATCTAAGTAATCATCAGATGATAGTGATGACTTAGCTTTCAGCCAAACACGTGTTGTGTCAACATGTTGTGACGGAAGTGTGATGATACAGTTGTTTGCTTTCACGTCTGCAACTGGAACTGTGAAGGATCTCAACTCGCCTTCTACAGCTACTCTTGTACATGACTGTCCTGGCTTCAACGTCACTATGTCGTTTCCTGAGAATACATCTAAGTCGGGGGCTACTGTCTGTCGAGTGCTCCGGCTGCTAGCTGCGCCGTAACTAGATGTCATCGGAAGTATGTTGTAAGTGATTACTCGGTCCTGATTAGTGATATCAGTGTATGCATTCAACGTACAGAAATTAGATCCGTTGAATCCTAAATCAAGAGTAAGTGAGCTGTCTGTTGTGTTTGTTATTGTTACTTCTGTTGTAGCTGCACGATAGAATCCCAAGTCATATCCGATGAGTGCGAAGATCTTCTCTGCATTCTTTCTCTGTGATACAGTAGGTGCATACAGCTCATTGATGAGTAAGTCTAAGTTGATTGACAGCATATCGCTGCAGCTAGCTAGGAACTTACCTAATACTACTCCTGGGTCTGATTCCGCTTCCGGCTTCCACAGCTCAGTGAGTGTCGGAACGACTTCCCAGAAGTCTTTCATGATAGATTCGTAATCTCTACTAGAATACTTCACTATTCCTTTCTGTGTTTCGCTCATATTGTCCTCCATGCCTTATAGATTGATCTCTAATGCTTCGCCATATATGGAATAGACAGTAAGTGTTAGATTTAGCACGTTGCCTGTCTGCAATTCGTTTCCTTCTCCTGTGTAATCTAAGCCGCGTGTAAGCGTCGTCTTGTCTGGATCCACGCAAGGTTCCCATATGCGAAGCTGCTCGACTATTCTATCACGCATCTCTGCGATGATATTGTCGTTGTTATACTGAAACAGATATCGTTTCAGGCCTACTCCGTATGTGGGATTCATGTATAGCTCAGTCGGTTCCGTTGTTAGTAGTAGCTTGACTCTACTTACAATTGATGCAGAATCAGTAGCTACACCTGTTCGATTTCGAGCTACATCAAACATGCTCGGAAAGTTGATTGAACATGTATTCATCTACTTGCCTCCTAACTCGATAGTATTGTTCCTGTATAGTAGTTACCGCCAGTTAACCCGATGACGATATAATCGCTACTGTTAGTTCCGTTTACTGACTCAAGTGCTACAACCTCACCCTCATTCGGTAGATGTGGGAGCAGCAATGAGCTATACCACGGGAGATCATCGTCACGTGTATATCCCTGTCGGGTATTCGCTGTTTGCTTGAATGGGCCATGGATAGACGGAATGCGTACCTTCAGCTGCATCGTACCGTCGTTTGTATACTGTTGTGCTTTCACATATCCGTATATTATCATGTTAACTTGCCACCTTGTTCCAAATGTCTACTGCGTAATCTTGACGTGTCTTTGATTCGTTATCTACATCTGCAGGTACCTCGAATACTCGCACGAAGTAATCTGCTCCTGATTTGGCTCCAGCTAATGAGTTAGGAACTGACATCAGGTACGACCACACTGACTTGTATCCCGTCTGTAGCTCATGTATCAAGAAGTTTAACTGACCGCTCAGGTTGTTAGCCCATTGTGCTCCGCAGAAGTTCTTCATGTTAGTGAATCTTCCTGCATTAGGTTGTGTATCGTGCCACTGACATAGACCTCCGGAAGTTCCATGATCACCAATTGCAGCTGTGTTGAATCCTGACTCACGTTGAATATTCGCTAGTATTGCTACTGCTCCTGCATTCGATAACCCCTTGGACTTCAGGAATGTGTATGAATTCAACATGTTCTGTGTTACATTTACAGAAGCAACAACTGCCGGAGCTCCTCCTGCTATGAGATCCCCTAATCCGCCTGCAAGTGAGCCTCCGCCCATCAGCTGAGTCATATCTAGACCGCCTCCGAGTAGCTCTTGTTGATAGTATCCCTTTACGGTATTTGTCCAGAAGTCTACTATCAGCTCTGCATCTGATTGGTCTGACGTGCTAAGCTGTGCTCCGAATACAGAATACATATTCTGTAAGAGACCTGTATAGTTTATGGCAGTTAGCTTTATTCCGGTTTGTGATATAGAAGGTTTCATCGCCTGTGTGAGATATCCTATTTCTCTGGCTGCTGCATCCTCTTCGCGTACACCTTCCGTATATAGACCCTGTATTGTTCTATACTGTATCACAGACTCTGTTGTTCCATCAATCTGTTCCCAGTTAGGACGATAGTATGCGCTTATCACGTTAGCGTGTTTGCTGTATGTAGTCTGGATTACTTTCTTAGATTGCACATCCCCTTCAATGACAGTGATTGTCTGATTATTCACCTGTGTGACGATACCTGCACCATCGGCTACATATGTTTCTACTTTATCTGAATACTTCTGTCTTCGGAAGAGGACGATATCGCCTACCTCCGGAATAGCATACTTGCCTTGTGCGTTACTCGGTAACCATTCACCCATGTGTCGTAACACTCCGATTCGACCGATGCTTGTGCAGCTAGCTGTATCTGGAATGACAATATTCAGCGATGATCCGGCTTCCGATGAGCATGCTGCTACAAATGCAGCAGACCACCCGCCATTAGTCTGTATGTTCATCTTGTTACATGCCCACTGTGGACCTTCTCCTACGTGTTCCTCTGCTATGCGTAAGAAGGTCTCAAGTGCGCTTTCGTCTATTGCACCTTGGCACATAGGGTTCTGTATGAATCCCTGGAACACTAATCCCTCTTCTTTGTCGTCCCAAGATCCATATCGCTTTGTGCGGACTGTTGTTTGGAACACGCCATTCTTGACTTCCGATGTTGTCAGGGTTCCGTTAGCATCTAGTGACTCAACTACGCAGACGAATCCTTTATGTGAATGTTTCTTGCCTCCGTAGAAGCACATGATTGCACCTAGCATTGGAGCCATGTTCCTGACATATCCATCTTCCGATGTTCGATACACAGTATGTGCACTTCCCTGTGTAGTGAGAGAATAGTCATTCATTATCTCTGAGAATCTTCCCCATGCGTATGATTCATTTGTAAGCGGTGGATAGCTGAATGGAGATTTACCACCCCATTCTGTAGGAGTGAACCACAGGTCTGTCTTTTCTTCTATCTCTCTGAGCTCTTCCGGAGTAGGGTCAGTGCTCGCATTCTTCTTTTTCTTCTTCTTATTCTTCTTATTCTTCTCTTCTTTCTGCTTTTTCAGATCCTCAATGAGTTGTGTTATGTTCACTACCGTAGGAGCTTCAAGTCGAGGTCTGTATGTACCATCAACTGCGCTGTATCTGTTTCCTGGAATCATCTGTAAAGCAGACTCACCGATATCAGCGATGATACTAGCTCCGGAACCGATACTAGCTGTTACTTCATTGTCAGCTCCTGCACGAGGGTTACCTGATACTACAATCTCTGTATGTCCGCTTCTCCATAACACATCTCCGTTGAATGGATTCGACAAGTCTGTCTTTACAAACAAGCCTGTGTTTAGAAGTGCGTTTATCTCAGTAGATGTAGCGAAGTTTCCTGGATCCACTCCACATCCTGCAATTACACATGCCCTCACAAGTGATGAGCAGTCGCAGTTTATCGGGAAGCTTGCGTTGATTCCGTATGTGATAACAGCAGTACGGCTTTCCGGACCGCTTCCGGTATTCTGTGAGTATCCGATGTTATCGTTGTTACATGCGTTTATCATCGCGCTAGCCATACCAGCTGCGTGTGATGGGTTAGTAGGGCGCAGTATACATGACCACCCAGATGCAGAGAAAGGAGCTACTGATACCTCTTTTCCTGTAGTGTCTCCTGGGTTACCGTATATCGTTCCGTTTTCTGATATGTGCGCGCCGCCTTGCATTAGCTGTCCCATAAATCATACCTCATTAGTCTAAAACTTGAATATCGCGGGAGTTAGGAGGGAATCTAGGCTAGATAAATCATCCATCGGCGATATGAGCCATACAGAGAATCTATCTAGATACTCTTTGTATCCTAATCGCATCAGCTGATCTCTACTTGCGTAGAATCCGCATTTATCTTTTAGTCCCCATTTCAGAATATTCTTGTAGTATACATCAATTACTTTTTGCCTCGATTGAGGGGTTCCGGAGAGGTCTAGTTCCAACCACAGGCCTAACTTCGGCGGATACTTCGATATGACGAAGTAGAGCCAGTAGCATTCGTCTTTAGCTTCCTGCTCTGTGTTAGCTCTCACAGTAGCGTATAAACCGTATGGCATCTCATCTTGATTAGCTTCGGCTACTTGACTCTTCAATGATGAATTCATGTATGTTGCTCTTACATTGTGTCTTCCGTCGAATCTACTACCCGCCCAAAACATTGTACCTACTACACCGAAGGTACGCATACGCTGATAGTTTACCCCTAGTGTTCCGGGAGTTACTGTAATCATGTATGGCTTGATGTTACCTACTGCGATAGTAGACTGTGCTTTCAGTGCTTCTGTTCGGTTCTGTGCTTTAGTTGCATCTTGCAATCGCTCTGTAACTATTGCTGCTATCTGACTGAATCTGTTAGAAAGCCATGTTCCTGGGCAATTCACGCTAGCAAACCATTTGTGCATTGTAAGGGTACTAGTGGATTTGTTACCTGTGTAAACAAGCTCTAGCATGAAGTTACGTCTACATATGTCTGTGCATAGATCCAACAGTGCGTTGTATGTCGCATCTGTTAGCTTCCCCTCTTTGATTCCCTTAGGGTCGTTCATACATATGATGTTAACAGCATACTCATCATTAGCTACGCTACCTGTAGACCATGACCGGAATTCCTCATCTACGAATAGACACACTGTTCCGTCTGATGATATGCCGTAGTGATAACTCGACTTCTCTGCTGCCATCACAAGCTCAGATAGGTCATAACAGTCTCCGGAAGCGTCTGCTGAATGGATAGTTATGCGATCAATGAGTGTATCTTCTCTTCTTTCGGTGTATCTACCTGCTGTTCGATTGACGTAGTTTGCTAAAGCTGAGTTACTCATCTAGGATACCTCTGTTATCTGCTTCGAATTCGTTTCGCTGATCATCTGTTGTATAATCAGCTATTACTTTTCCTTTCGGAATAGAAGTTACCATTGTCATAGTAGATTGCGGCATGTATCGGCCTTCTAAGATGTCGATAGGGTCTTGTTTGTAGTATGTGTGATTGTAACATCTCACAGGGAACTTGCTATCCCCTTTCCATGATGTGCAGTATTCTACTACTACATACTTTTGTGCATCTCCGAGCTTGATTCCGGGAACAATGTCCTGATTCGCATCGAATTGCACGTTGTGCAGATGTCCGTAGCGAATGAGCTCATTGTGATTGACCCACACACATACTTGCACGTATCCGTCTGTTCCATGACCTACATACGCAATGCGACCGTGTGAAATACTGAATACAGAATCGCATTCTACTCTGTATCCGATTACACACGGTTCGGTTGTTTCTATTGGTTCTAAAGGGCTGTTTGATGACCCTGTTAGCGTCTCAATCATTTCGTTTACCTCCAACAGTTTTAGAGTTCAGTGAAATTTACACTATTTCGTTGTATTATTACACCATCTGAATGTCTTGCCAAGTCGGATACACATATCCAAAATCGACTTTTCCTGGTGATTTTATATTAGGTGTAGTATGGAATGAGCTCACACGTCCCTTTGAGCTACCTGAACGATAGATTCCCATTCCTGCAGCTGTCTGATTTGCGCTGCTGATAGATAATCTTTGAAGCTTTAATGTAGTTACAAATGTAGCTCCGATACTGTGTGATACACTCATGATGCTATAGATACCTGATATCGGTGATAATGTGTTTCCGGACATTACTACAAGTGAAACAGGCTCTGCTAATGTGTATCCCTTAGTGGATCCAGCTACTGTTACTGTGAATTCTCCAGAAAACTGAGTAGCTAGGGCATTGATGTCGTTTATGATGTTAGCTGTTTGGTACACATCTGCAAGAGAAGATGACCAGGAGTTAACTACTGTTGTATCATTGATGATAGTGTTACCTGTATCGTCCAGTGTGAATCCAACAGTTGCGAAGTTCATATCGGACATGTTGTAAGCTACACCGTCATAGGAACCTGATAATGTTAGTATGTTGCTATCAGATGTTCCATATGTAAGCGCACTTGTGTTTCTGCTTGCTAACACGCTAGATGCTGATTTATAGTGAATGATTCCGGGCTTCGTCATTGTAGGTTCGTCCATCCAGAATAAGAAGGAACTGCACTGTGGTGTGCTATCTACAATGCTCTTCACAAGGAATTCAGAAATCGGCTTGGTTACTACATGATTGAGTATCGTGCTGAGTTTACCGGACCTCGGCTTCAATCCTGCAGCTTCTCGAGTTGCGTTGTATGTCTTCGACAGTGGAAGCAGTCCCGGAAATGAATCATAATCATCTTTCCCGTTTCGCTCACCTTTGACGTAAGACGTGAAGCTTGTCGTCATTGAGTTATGCTGAACTAATGTAGGAGCATCACTGTGGTCAATGTCCAACTCATAGTATGAATCGGCTTTGATTGCTTTCGCTATGCCCTCTACAACAGCTGATGGCTGCACGTATCCGCATACAGCAGGAATGTTGAGGACAGGCATACTTGCTTTCACTGCCTGTGATGCATATCCTGTGAGTCTGTACACTAGGAACTGACCTGATGTGTTAACACTATAGCTGATTGTCCATCCCTGATAGGACATGTATGATTCTACACTGCCGTCATTGGCTAGCCATCCAAACATGAATGAAACTGGGATGCCGCTTGCGTTAGTGTATCCTTTACTCTGTGCTCCGCTATAGATAAGAGCTTCAAATGCAGCTACATTCATCTTGAGGCTAGAGCTACCACCGATAGTGAGCTGTAAGTCCCAGCTTGTATAGCTGCCCTGCTCGGAGTTATTAACTTGTAGTACTGCGAAAGGTGACGGGATAGATAACCCGAATTCGGTTAGGTTCACCCCAGCGAGGGTGAAGCTACAACAACATTGCTTCTTCATTATTCACACCCCAAGTTGAGTTTTGTAGCAGTTACTGATGCGAGACATTCACCGTTCTGGAACAGAGACGTGATTGACGGCGGAACTTGTAACTCAGCACCTGCATGTACTGTGAATCCGTCTGATATCCCGTTGAAATAAGCGATAACCCATGCATAGCTCGCTGACCCTAGCAGATCCCGTGCGATAAGATCAAGGCGGTTCTCATACTGCTCAGGCACTGTATAATAGACAAGGTCACTTGTTGTAGAGAATGCATTAGCTGTTTCCAGAGTCATGCATCTGTCCGGAGATGACCCTTGATGGACTACTTGACGCAATCCTCTGTATCTAGATATGTGATCGTAGTCGTAGCAGTAAGTATATTGAATTAGATCTCTTTCTAACTCTTTGTATGGAGTTAACGTGTCCTGTAATTCAGATATCATGTTTACTAACCTCCAATGACATTCTTTGCACGTACGGAAGTGATGTTCTTCGGTATCTTCGACACTTCTGTTATTGTGAATGAGAGTGTGAATTCTAGATACCATCCATCTAATCCGATAGGGCCTGACCATCTTACATTTTCATCTGTCATGATTCCTGTTATAGTAGCATCGCCATTGATGTATAGCGTAACCAGTGTTGTGTTAACAGCGGATCCATTGTATTCTGCATAGCAGCATGACTCAGCGAAGCGTATCAGTGCGTTTGCATTTCCGTCCCTGTGATCTCCTGTCCACATATCTCTATGCATGTGAAATGAATACTCAACTGATCTTGGACCTGAACCTGTGTATGCGTACCATGGCTCATACTGGTAAAGGAGGTCCGGCATCGTAGTGTATGATGCTTTAGCTCCGTCGCTTATCTCTTCTGGGTACACTGGTATATCTACAGAGTCATCTGTCAGTGACGAATAAAGGCGTATCTTTCCCCACGGGAGATTGAATCCCGAGAAGGGAATCACATCAGCTCCACTTGTGTGGTTTCGCTTATCGCGTCTAGGAGATCCGTTATGAGGCGGATGCTTGATGCTAGATATAGTGTTGAATATAGTGCTATCAACTCTTCCGGTTGCATTCAGTGAGTTGATTGTTCTCTGATAGATATGTGTTGCGATACCTGTGAGTGAGTTACCGATAATATCTGATGACTTCTGTAGCTTGATAGTTGTCGGAACAGATAGGGCACTTGGAAGTGTTCCTAGTTTCTGGAATATCTTCCATTCATCTTCTGTCATCATAGCAGCTGTTTCGAATATCTCGCTATCACTGGTGAGTGTGTTGAGCATATTGATCTTCTGCACAGCTGTTACAGGACTTGCTGTCTTCAGGATATCATTGCATCTAGAGACGTATGCTTGGCCTACCTTCGGAGTTCTAGGAAGCTCATTTGCAGTGAGTATCTCATCTACATTCTGTCTGCCCACTTGTGATGAAAGTGACGCTAGTGTTGTCTGTGGAGTTATTGTTAGGAACTGCATGTACGCCTCCTTTCTAATTAGAATGAAGAGCTACTTAATCGCAAGCTCTTCATAACGTGTGTCTCTCCGAACATTGTCGGCGGTCTTCTATCTTCGGAATCAAGATACTTACTGAGCCAATCGACACTGACGTCGTAACATTTCTGTGCAACATCTGCATCGAATTTAGGCAATCCGCTGTCATCAGGTAGATCTGACATTGTTATGATGTCATTGATGTCAGCTACATCTGAGTAAGGCCCTATTACATTGCCTAGCATATATCCGTATATCCAGCTCGGAAGGGATTCAATCTCACTTGCCTGGTACTTCGCTATAGTGTTGTTGATGAATTCTCTCAGAGTCTCATATGCATCGTTCAGCTCTTCCTTCGGACATTCATATGTATTGATGAAATATCCTTCGTCAGATGTAAATGCTTCGAACATCTCCTTATCTGACACTAAGTGATATGGCAGGTTCGGCAAGTATCCTAATCGTATGTAGTTGATCTTGATTAAATCATGCACAAACATTAGTTGATTGCACCTCCGGAGAAGATATGATAAGTATCTGGTTCCCATGCAGGAATTGATGTGTATGATAAGCTGTTATCAAGTACTGTTGTCTTTGAATGGAATGCGATAGATCCTTTAGCTGTTTCAGCTGTTGTAGTCATGTCGAATACGTTAGTCAATGCGCTGAAGGATGTATCTGTTAAGTACCACTGCTTCTGTGACAGGTATGCGCTTGTGAATGTTCCTGTAATCTTGAGCTGACGTGTCATGCAGGACTTCGGATATGTCAATCCGCTTCCCTGTGGCAATTCAAACTCATTAACAGCGATTTTCTCACCTGGGAGTACGTTGTCTGTTGAGTTGTTAGCTACAAGTATTGTGCATCCGATTACATCTCCATTACCTGCGAATGTCAGGCTTCCAAGGGCTACTAAGTAGTGGTTATCGTTAGCTTCGGCTCCTACACTGTCCCATACAGATGTCTGTGTAGGGATAACTGGGCCGTCAAGCTCACGTACCGTCATGTCATTGACTACTAAGTTTGGATCCGCACTGTGCATGATCTCATACCATAACTTGATATCTTCCATACCTGTGAAGGTAAGTGAATCTCGAATGCACCCTCTGATGTAGTTGAAGATGTATGGGTCATAGTAGATACAGGAACGGTATATGTTGATTACTGGTGTTCCTTCAATGTCGTTGTCAATCTTAATCTTAGCGCAGTCGCTGATGTTGATTACTGTGTTTTCATTAGCACTGCCTTCTATGTGAAGACAAACAGATGTGTTGAATCTGCAATCGATGTCTTTGATTGTGATCTCTGTAGGAGAAGATTCCTCATACAGAGGGATATGAACATGTATGCAGTTAGGGCTATCGGATTCAAGCTGTGTTGCATTAGCGAATGCTACACGCTCGTTGACGTATTCGTTCAAGTATACTTGGATCTCTTCACTTGTCAATCCAGAAGGTAACTTCAAGTCCTCGCCTAACTGATATGCTAACACACCTGATCTCAGCAGTGCGTAATCTACTAAGCGAAGTCTACCTGCGTCATCTCTGTATACATATCCTGCATCCGTATCTGTTGACTCTACATTGTAGAATCCACCGATGGCTGTATCAGTTGCAAGTGGTATCTGTCCTGTTACAATGACTGCATCGCTCCAGCCACGTGGGCTAGATGTTGCTACTGTGTAGTAGTAATACTTGACGTGATCTACACCCTCTGTGTCAGTGAATTCATACTTGACGTAGAAGTAATCAACTCCGATGCGTCCTCTTATCTGATCTGTATCTGGATCAAAGAACTCAGGATACTTTTCAGGATCTGTTGTATTCGGCTCTTCTTTTCCGGACTGTCTATTCCAATCGATGTATCCAAGCGGAACACCTGTGATGTCTGCTGGAATCTCTGCACTATCAAGTACCTCTTCTTTGAAGATGATGGTTCTTATGATGCCAGGAACAACTACATACATTGTAGCAGGGGCTGATATACCCGTTGCTTCCGGGAGAGCGACAGAATCTGCTCCTACCAGTATATAATCACCACACTCCCATGCAGGATTGATTGCGGGGAGCTCATCGCCTTCTACGAAAGTCTCTCGATACTGGATCTGTTTTCCTGTGAGAGTTGTACGGAAATCATTCACCTGATCTGCAATGTGCTTGATCTGCTGTGTATACTCAGGAGAGATTACACCTGGTGTACTTGTTCCGTAATTCGCTACAGGAAGCTCAATCAATCTAGGTGCGTAATATTCTGGATCTCCGTCGTATGTTTCCATACCTTCTACTTGCTTGTGTACTGCGCACAGATACACTTTATCGGAAGAAGTGACGAATTGTGATTGAGAGTATGTAGGAGCATCTGTTGTTCTCACAGGGTTCGCATCCCATATCATTGTTGAATCAGTTACATCTTCCCATGTATCCTGACCGGTTGATGGATTGTGACCCTTACCTGCGAAAGCGTAAATCTTCTTAGGATTCAATCCAAGCTTGGTTACATACTTGGTATTGACGATTCCCTCGATGTTTCGGATACGCTCTGCAGGGAGATACTCAATCTTCTCTACATTGTTGTTGATACGCTGAATAGCATTGTTAGCGAAGTAGATATTCGCTAGTAAGAGATCAGCGGTAACTGCATTCTTATCGTTAGGACTATCCTGCGGTGTGATAAACTCTGTTAGCGGTAACACAACTACTTGTATACCGAGATACATTCCATCATCACCCTCTACAAGCAAGCTACCTGCGATAGATTCTTCTGATGCGTAGAATGTCCGAAGTCCTACTGCTAAGTCTCCTTGAAGCGGTTCCATTGACTGTGAAATCAACTTAGCATTTGCTTCGAGTAAGTCGATAGTAATGTCTGTTAGTAGCTCTATGTAGTGGCCATTGATTACAGCCCTACCAGGAGCGATGTTTAGTGTATAGTTATTGACTACTGCCCCCGTATCGTCTTGTTTGATACTGACGAAGAAATCTTCCTCACCATGCACAAAAGAGTGCCCTACTTCATATGTGATATCTGATGAAGTGTCCACTCCTTCTCTGCATCGCAGATTCCATTCTGTCAACAGCTGTGATCCGTTAATG